GACAGTTCTACGACATCACCACCAAGCTAAAAGACACGCTTGAAGCGAATAGCCAAGTCAACGTGGTAACGACAGGGGATATTTTTGACATAGACCTAAACAAGCAGACCATCTTCCCTTTGTCGCACATCATCATCAACCAAGCAACATTTGAAGGACAAATAGTCCGTATGAATGTAAGCATCGTTTGTATGGACTTGGTAGATGAAACCAAAGAGAACCCACGCTTGCAGGCAGAGCCGTTCTACGGCACGAGCAACGAGCAAAACATACTGAACACTCAACTCGCAGTAATCAATGATGTGGTGACAGAACTGCGCAGGGGTACTCTGTACACCGACCTTTACCAGTTGGATGGTACTGCTTCTTGCGTTCCCTTTAGCGAGAGGTTTGAGAACCTGCTTGCAGGGTGGACTGCAACCTTTGATGTGCTGCTTGCAAACACCGAGATAAGCACCTGCTAAAATGGCACGAGAGGATTTGCTTGCTGCGGTACTTATTAAGTTTGGCAAATATGTCATTCAACAGGCGAGGAGTAACCTCACCAAAGGCAAGCACAACTTTGACAAGACCCTTTACAATTCACTTCGGTATAACATAACCTACGAAGGGACTAATTTCTCTATGGCTTTCTTAATGGAGGATTATGGTGATTACCAAGACAAAGGAGTAAGGGGTGCAGGAGGCACGAGAAAGAGTACAAGCCCATTTAACAAGCGCAACAACAAGGGCAAGATATGGAAGCAGAAAGCACCCAATAGCCCATACAGTTACAAGGATGGCAAGAAGCCATCGGTAAAGCACTTTAAGCGTTGGGCAGAGAGCAAGGGGCTGAATCCGTTTGCAGTTCGTGAGTCTGTATTTAGACAGGGAATTGCCCCTACTAAATTCTTCAGCACTCCATTTAATATCGCATTCAACAAACTGCCACCCGAAATAGCTGAGGCAATAAAAAATAGTTTCTAAAAAATGAGTACACCTATATACGGCTACCCCTTCAGCCTAAAGATGGCGCGAAGCCCAATCTTTATCACGGCAAAAAACAACACCCTTGCGCTTGACACGCTCACGGAGATGGACTTAAACCTGCGTATTCGTACGGGGGTACTTGCTGCATCAGGAACTTTTAACTACGCATTGAGTAAAGACTATTCAATAAACCAAGTTATCAACTTTGAAATCAGCGACCTTGTTCGTGACCAATTTAGCCACGACTTTACAATCTATGATTCTACGGGTTATGTAGACTCACCGACAGGGGAGGCGTTGTGGGTTGTGCCTACTGGGTCTGTCGCATATTCTAATAACGGAGCAGCATCCGCAAACCAAGCATTCCCGATTGAGTCAGATACTGCCTTTTCTTTTTTGTGTACGGATGGATGGACAAGCGATACGAACAACACCGAAATCACAACTGCTCGTTTGTGCGTAAGCCGAGCCCGCTTTGTGCTTGCAAACCAATACGGCCTGCTTGCGCTTAACAACCTGCAAAACATTGACTACATCAGCATCCGATGGAACAATGGTGATGAGGACTTCTTCTACGAAACCTCAGGCTCGTACACAATCCCTGCCGCAGGAACAACATCTACCTCTTCGGTAATCTACGCAGGGGTATATCCGCAGAACCTTCAGGACAACCCTCACCTTGATAGCATCATAAAGCCCTCTACTCACGAGTCGGGGGACTACTATGATGTGGATGTGTATAGCACAACTGCCCTTATATTCAGCCAGCGTTTCTATTTGACCTGCGAGGTAAAATACGAGCCGTATCAGCTATCGTTCATCAACCGCTATGGGATGTTGGACTACCTGACGTTCTTCAAGCGCAGCGATGAGCGTGGTGCGTTTGAGCAAGATTCGTATCAGAAGAGTATCTACAACGATGCCTTCACAAGCCCAAGCACATCAATAGGTAAATACCAATCCTTTAACGTCAACTCACGCAACGCCTACACCCTTAACACGGGCTTTGTAGGGCAAGACCACGATGACGTGATTGAAGACATCCTAATGAGCGAGAGCGTCTGCTTGCGAATTGATGGCGAATGGGTAGCGGTAGTTCCAGAACGTGGAACCATAGATTACCAAAAGAGCGTGAATACAAAGCTCATCAACTACACGATGACATTCACTAAAGCCTTTGACCAACGTAGCCTAATACGATGAACAAGGTAGATATTTATGTCAATGGCTTACGATTAGACGTATTCCAAGATGAGGAGATAAGCATCAACCTGTCGGTACAGAACGTGCAAGACATCAGCAAGGTGTTCACGGACTTCACTCAAGGGTTCACCGTGCCTGCATCGGCTGCTAATAACGCCATTTTCCAACACTATTATCGGTCAGACATAGATTCATCTGAACTAACCCAAAACACTCTCTTAAACGGAGAGTCTTTGTTTTTGTCGTACAAGTTCAGAGTGCTAAAGGATGGTGGTATTGTAGAGGCAGAAGGTTGCTGCGTTGATGCACTTGATGAATTAGGCGGCTCTTACGTCTCAACTTCATCAGCGGTTACGTTTGATGGTCGCTTACGACAGGAAGCAAGAATTGAAATCAACTCCTTGCCATTCCGCACAGGGGTGATAGAGTTGGAGAACGTGCAGCTCAAGGGCACAGAACCCTATGCTTACACCATTACGTTCTATGGGGATGTGGTAACGCTTACTGACTTGTTTGGAGAGGACTATTTGTATGACCTTGAATTTGAAGAACTAAACCACGACTACACGGATGCGGCAATCTATGATAGGCTGACTACCGACACCTACGCTCCGTTGTTTTATCCGCTATGCAGTCCTGTAAAGAATTGGTTTTATCAAAGTGAAAATGATGCAGGTGCTAACAACGAAAACAACATTGCCTTTAGGGGTGGTGGTGGTGGCGATGGTCATCAAGGTAAGAGAGGCATCCGCTACTATGAGTTTAAGCCTGCACTAAAGGTTACGGCTATCCTTGATGCGATAGAGCAGAAGTACGGCATCACGTTCACGGGTTCATTTTTGGCTGCTACTCCGTTTGTTGACTTGTCTCTATGGCTACACCGCAAGGAGGGCTATATGTACGAGAACCAACCTAACGCAGTAACATACCAAAAGATAGACTTCCAAACACGCACGGGTACTCACTTTGACCTTGCGAATGATACTTTTGACATAACGACTGACGGAAAGTATAATTTTCAGGTTTTTGTCAATACGTTAAGCGTAGAGGCCAATGTTGGATTATTTGTAAATGGAGCGTATCGGTCTTCGGTCGTACTGCCAACCATTGCCGCAGGTAACCTTGTTGCATTACAAGGATTTAATTGTGTGGCTGGAGATAGAGTTTCGTTAAGGATTAAACCTAATCAAAACTCAACGGCTCTTACCTATCGCTTTACCTCGTGGCAAGCAACTCTGTTCCCATCTACTTCTATTGGAACTGCCTCAATGTCATCTTCTGCTACGATTACGGCAACGGTGAGAGTATCGGAACTGATGCCTGAGATAAAGGTCAAGGACTTCTTGGCAGGCATTCTAAAGATGTACAATATGGTAATCGTTCCAACTACATCCACGAGCTTCTTGCTTCAGCCGTTGGATGATTGGTACGCAGCAGGAACCGACCAAAACTATCAGGACTACCTTGACATCACGGAGTACACAGTAGACCGACCACCGCTATACAAGGAGATTGAGTTTAAGTACCAACCCACAGAGCAGATACTTGGCTTCCAATACCAACAGACTAATGACGTTGGCTTTGGTGACTTGAACACAATTTTTACTTTTGATGGTGAGGAGTTGCTAATTGAAGTGCCATTTGAATGCCCGCTATTTGAAAGGCTGACAGACCAACATCCACCCACAAGTCTTACCAACGTACTTGTGTACAAGAGCATCACAAGTGACGCAAATGAGGCAGGTATATTCAACCCGTACTTGGGTGCGCCTGTATTGTTCTACGGATATTTTGACAACTACGATTTAACTCCAAACCCCGTTGGCTTTGTAAACGCTGATGGTACTCACGAAGAGGTAACCGTTGCTTGGTACTCTAATACCTCCAACCGCTACTCAAGTGCAGCAGACTCTAATTCCATTTGTTTCGGTGGGGACATAGACCCCTTCCATTTTGAATCGGTAACTCAAAGCCTTTACTTTAACGAGTGGAGCAACTACATCACCGACCTATACTCCAAGAGCCGCAGAGTCTACAATGTAGATGCGGTGTTACCCATCGGCAAAATCATAACGCTGAACCTCCAGAATGCAATCATTTGGAACAACACCAAGTACATCATAAACAACGTGAGCCTAAATATGACCACAGGCAAAGCATCATTTGAACTCCTTAACGTAGTATGAAGCCCACCTATTTAAGTTATTTGATAGAACTGCTGCAAGCAAGTGACTATCGCAACGTCTCCGAAACTATTGATATAGCAAAGGGCAAGAACGCAATACCACGAACTTGGAAGGAGTTCCTAAAACGTAGATAATGGCAGTAGTAGAAGAAATTCGTATTGAAGGAGATACTTCGGGCTTCCAGAAGCAGATTGATGCGCTTAATAAAAAGGTTGAGGAGCTTGAGGCTCTTCTTGGTGGTGCAGGCAAGGCTACTGATGAATTAGGCAAAGAAGCCAAGAAGACAGGCGGCATCATCAACAAGGCTTTTAACGGCCTAAAGAAAGTTGTTACCGCACCCTTTGAGCTTGCAAAGAGAGCAGCAAGCGGATTAGGAAACCTACTCAAGGGCGGTCTTGGTCTTGGCCTTCTTGTTGGCGTAGTAGATAAACTATCGGAGGCTTTCCAAAGCAACCAAAAGGTAGTAGATGCGGTCAACAAGGTGATGACTACCTTGAGCATTATCTTCAGTCAGATAACCGAAGCAATCTTTGGTGCGGTAGAGGAGCAGAGCAAACTCAACGGAGGCTTTGATGCAACGAAGAAGGTACTGGGTGGATTGATTAGCGGAGTGCTTAATGTATTTGTAGGCATCATACAGGGCATCCAATTAGCGGTACTTGAAACTCAGCTTGCTTGGGAGAAGTCCTTTTTTGGAGATAAGGATGCAACACGCATCAAAGAGCTAAACAAAGAGATAGCCCTCACCCGTGAGGAGCTGACCAAGACGGGGGAGAACCTTACAGAGAGTGGCAAGATGGTTATCGAGAACCTTGCAAAAGCAGCAAGCGAAGTAGCCAACACCGTTGTAGCAGTTGCAAAGAGCGTTACAAAGGCAGTTCAAGATTTGGATGTTGACAAAGCCATTGGCGATGCAGAGAGATTGGTATCGTTGCGCAAGCAAGCAGCCCTTGCTGATGTAGAACGGCAGAGGATTCAGCTTGAGTTCCAAGCAGGGCAGGAAGTCCTGCGGCAGTTGCGTGATGACGAGCTTGTCTCACTCACAGAACGCCAAGCAGCAAACGATAAACTTCTTGCATCTTTTGAGGAGCAGGCGAAGCAAGAAAGAGAGCAACTCAATATCAAGGTCGCAGCCGCGCAAGCAGAGTTAGGAATTGTAAACTCTAACGAGAACCTTATTGCGCTAAAGCAAGCGCAGTTAGAATTAACTGATTTGGATGAGAGGCTTCTTGGTCAGAAGTCGGAAGCCCTTGCAAACCAAAACTCCCTCCTTCGTGAGCAGGTTGAAATATCAAAGGGGATATCACAAGCAAGCATTGATGCTTATGAGGTTGAGTCAAGAGCAGGCATTGAATTAGAGCGAAACAATGTTTTAAGAATAAGAAAGGAAATTGCGCTTGCTGAAGAATTGTATAGGCGTAAGGAAGCTTTACTAAAGGCAGAGATAGCGAATTACAAAGAGGGTACTGCGCAAAGAGCAGATGCAGAGAATGCCTTGCTTGCGCTGCAAAAAGAAAATGGCGCAACGCTATCTACTCTTAATAAGAGCCTACAAGATGAAAGTCGTGCGCAGTTTCTTGCTCTTGTTGCTGAAATATCTCAAACAATTCAGCAAACGCTTGATACGATATCAGGATTCTACCAAGCAGCAAACACCAAAGAAAAGCAGTCTATTGAGTCAAGAATGAAATCTCTTGAAGATGCAGGAAAGTCAGAGACTAAAGCATATTCGTTGCTGATAAAAGAGCGTGATGCATTAGCAGAGAAGGAGTTTGCAATTCAAAAGCGTTTGTCAATAGCAGGTGCGCTTGTAAAAGGAATTGAAGCAGTACTAAATGCTTACGCTACTGCTCAAGGTTCTCCCATTACATTAGCACTCCCTGCGTACCCCTTGATTCAAGCAGGGTTAGCTGCTGCTTTTGCAGCATCACAAGTTGCTGCAATTAGTAGTCAATCCTTTCAGTCATCGGGAACATCGGCTCCATCCATATCAGGTGCGGCACCAACAACCCCTTCGCAGCCTGCGCAATTTAATATCATCGGTCAAAGTGGCACTAACCAACTTGCACAAAGCATAGGCGGTCAGTTTCAGCAGCCCATCCGTGCTTATGTCGTAGGGCAGGATGTAACGACCTCACAACAACTACAACGCCAAAGAGTAAAAACCGCAACATTCGGATGATGAAACTAATTGAACTAATACTTGATGAATCAATGCTGCTCACGGGCATTGATGCCATCTCCCTTGTAGAATATCCTGCTATTGAGGAGGACTTCATTGCGCTCAACTCACAAAGGGTGGAGTTTGCTACGCAGAGCGATGAGAAGCGCATCCTTATGGGAGCAGCACTCGTACCCAACAAACCCATCTACCGCGCTGAAGGCGAGGAGGAGTTCTATGTTTACTTCAGCGAAGCCACCATCCGCAAAGCAAGCGAGATGTTCTTCCAAAAGAGCAAGCAGAACAACGCTACGCTTGAACACGAGGTAGGCATCAACGGACTCACGGTTGTAGAGTCGTGGATTATAGAAGATGACGTACAAGACAAGAGCAAGAAGTACGGCTTTGATTTACCAATAGGCACTTGGATGGTGTCTATGAAAGTCAACAACCCCGAAATTTGGACAAACTTTGTCAAGACAGGAAAGGTCAAAGGCTTCTCTATTGAGGGGTACTTCGTGGACAAGCTAAACCTTGCCAAGCAAGAGATGGCGCAGATAGAGGAGCAGGAAGCAGCGTTGATGCTTGCACAGATTGTCGCTATCATAAAAAGGGATGGTCGTAAGAAGTCGGGAACACGCACCGAGATGGAGTCGTTCTCTGACTACCCCGATGCGGTAAAGAACAACGCCAAGCGTGGCATTGAACTAAACGAGAAGAACGGCAATAAGTGCGCAACCCCTGTCGGTAAGGTAAGGGCGCAGCAGCTCGCACAGGGCAAGCCTGTAAGCGTGGAGACCATTACACGGATGTACTCGTACCTATCAAGAGCCGAAGAATACTACGATGAGAACGACACGCAAGCCTGCGGCACAATATCGTTCCTTCTATGGGGTGGTCTTGCAGGTAAGCGTTGGGCAGAATCTAAACTAAAAGAACTTAACAATGAATAGACCACAAAAACTCCCTGTTGCTTCCCCACGAGGTGGAAGGCGTGGATGCTTATGTACAGACAACACCTACAAGTCCAACTGCTGCGATGGCTCATTGCAAGCGCAAGGCATTGGCTCATTAGTGGGTCAAGGCATAAGCGTTAAGATAAGAGGCGAGGAGTGGCAGACCATCAATACCCTTTGGGAGTCCACAAATACTCTATGGCAAGACCTCTAAAAATGTTACAAATAATCAAAACCCCTTTAATTAGTTAGATATGAAAGCAAACAATATCCTAAACCGCATCCTTGCTGAACTGTCCTCCATCCGTGAGGTTAAGTTCGAGCAAATGACACTTGAGAACGGAGCCGTTCTTGAGGCAGAATCATTTGAAGCAGGTAACGAAGTCTTTGTCGTAAGTGGCGATGACCGAGTTGCTGCTCCTGTTGGCGAACACCTCCTTGAAGATGGTCGTGTACTCGTCATCACCGAAGAAGGCGTAATCGCTGAAATCAAAGAAGCTGCTGCCGAAGCAGAGGAAGTAGAAGTTGAGGTTGAGGCCTCCGCACCTACCGAACTTGCAGAGGAAGTAGAAGAAGCTCCTGCGGTTGTTGCAATCATCGAGAAGGTTCTCGAGGAGATTGCAATGATGCGCGAGGAGATGAAAGGAATGCGTGAGGAGATGGGCGGTTACGCCAAGAAGGAGGAGATGTCAGCTATGAAAGCTGAACTATCTGCCGCACCTGCTGCGAAAGCCATCAAGCACAACCCCGAAACAAAGCAAGTCCAAAAGATGAGTGCCAACCGCCCCGAAAGAGCGATTGACCGAGTCCTTGCACGAATCAACAAATAACAAATAAACAATGGCTACAACCACTTCAATCACCACGAATTATGCAGGAGCGTTTGCTTCCAAGTATATTTCTGCTGCTCTTTTGAGCGCAAACACTCTTGACAAAGGTCTCATTGAGATTCTTCCAAACGTAAACTACCGCACCACCCTTCAGAAGGTAAACACTAACGACATCGTAAAAGATGCCACTTGTGATTTTGATGCAACTTCTACCTTGACTTTGACTGACCGCATCCTTGAGGTTGAGCCATTCCAAGTGAACTTGCAGCTTTGCAAGAAAGACTACTACGATTCTTGGATTGGTGGTCAAATGGGTTTCTCTGCTTACGATAGCATCCCTGCTTCTTTCGCTGACTTCCTTATCGCCCACGTTGCCGCAAAGACTTCACAAAAGATTGAGCAGAACATTTGGAACGGAGCTGCTGCTTCTGCGGGTGAGTTCTCAGGATTCCTTTCTTTGATGACTGCTGACTCTGACGTTATTGACGTAACTGCCACAACCGTGACGGCTGCAAACGTAATCACCGAACTTGGTAAAGTTGTAGATGCTATTCCTTCTGCCCTTTATGGCAAGGAAGACCTTCAAATCTTTGTCCCACAAAACGTAGCTAAGGCTTATGTCCGCGCTCTTGGTGGATTCGGAACTTCAGGTCTTGGAGCGAATGGTGTTGACAACAAAGGCACTACTTGGTATGGCAACGGAGACTTGTTCTTTGATGGCATCAAGGTTGTTATGTGTAACGGCTTACCTTCAAACAAGATGGTTGCTGCTCAAGCTTCAAACCTATTCTTTGGAACTGGTCTCTTGAACGAGCGTAACGAAGTTCGCGTTCTTGATATGGCTGACCTTGACGGTTCAGACAACATCCGCGTAATCCTACGCTTCTTCGCAGGAGTTCAGTACGGCATCGGAGCTGACGTAGTCCTTTACTCTTAATCCGAGTTAATGTAAATCATAGGGGGGCTTGGGCTATGTCCTCGCCCCCTTTTTTAATTCAAATAAAACAAAAAAACAATGGCTTGTGATTTAACTAAAGGTCGCGCGGTGCCGTGCCGCGACGTTGTCGGAGGAATTTATGCGGTGTATTTCGTGGACTTCGGTGACTTGGGTACGGTAACCCTCACCAACGATGAAATTACCAACATTAGTGGTACTTTCTCTGCTTACCAATATCTTGTAAAAGGCAACTCATCTTTTGAGCAGACCTTTAACTCAAGCCGTGAGAATGGTACTACCTTCTTCACGCAAACTTTGAATTTGACGTTGACCAAACTCACAAAGGAGGACAACAAAGAATTGAAGCTGCTTGCTTATGGTCGGCCTTACGTGGTCGTTCAAGACTACAACGGCAACGCCTTTATGATGGGTCTGAACTACGGAGCCGAAGTAACAGGTGGAACGATTGTAACTGGTGCTGCAATGGGTGACCTATCGGGCTATACCTTGACAATGGAGGCACAGGAGCAACTTCCTGCCAACTTCATCGCAGGTGCTACTACTGCCAATCCATTCGCTGGACTTGCAGGTGCTAACGACACGATTGTCGTAGGTTCAAACTCGTAAATGAATTAGGGGGGCGCAAGCCCCCTTATATTTACACGATGAGTACACTCAACAATATATTCGCCAAGTTCTCGGCTCAAGAGCCGATGAAGGTAGAATTTGCACCTCAAAGCCAAGTTTTGGCTGCTAAAATGCAAAGCCTCTCTGACGAGACCGTTATGACTCAAAAAACGCTTGACAAAAAGAGAGATGACCTTCAATTTATTAAGCAGGACTCAAAAGAATATGCTCAAAAAGCAAGTGAAATCTTAAATGGTTCAAATAACCTAATGCAGGAAGGGAAAAAGGCTATGGATGAATTGTCTTCACTTGGAAAAGAGTTGGGCATTTCAGAAAATGAAATTCCCGAATGGCGTATTTTAGCTCAAAGAGTTGAAGATTTAAAAAGCAAAGCTGCACGAATGGGCGATTCTATTAAATCACTTAATAACGAATTATAATGAGCAAACAAATTTTTTCTAAAATTGCCAAGATTGGCGAGGAGATGCGAGCAGCAGAAGCTGTAAAGGTTGAATTGGCTGCAATGGATGACCTACCCAAAATGCTCAAATACATTCAGGAAGGTCAGAAGATTGAATCAAGAGCTGCCGCTATTGAGGACAAATACTCTAAAGCGGTAAACGATGCCCTTGCTGCCCGAAACAAACTTGAAACCGATTTTAGTAACCTCAAGGCATATCAAAAGGCGGTAGAAAAGACAATCGCTGATGTAGATAAAAAAGCAAAGGAGTTGGGCGTAGACCCAATGAAGGTGCTTCCCACCTACAAAGAGGTTGTGTCGCAAAACTTTCTCCGAGTAAACATTGAGAACGTAGCTGAAACCTTGCGTATTTTGCCAAAAGGTAAAGTGTAGGTATAAGTTTGACAAAATAGTTAAGGGGGCGTAAGCCCCTTTTCTATTTTCAAACAAATCGGAATTAAAAGGTTATTTACTTAAGATGCATATTCTTCAAGTATCAGCCTCACCACAAGCCATTGTAATCATACCTCGCACATTCCCTGCGAGCGTTACGATTGCGCTGATTGATGAATCAACAAACACCACCGCAACACCTGCGGTTACTGCTGCCTCTGCTAATGGTTTTATGACCCTTACAGGCACGTTCGTACTTGTCAACAATAGATTCTATGGCTTGAAGGTATTCGCATCGGGAAATCTAATATACAGAGACAGGGTATTCGTAACTTCGCAAACAGACTACGAGAAATTTACGGTGAACGAAAACGTCTACACCGAAGAACAAAGCTACAACAATGAGTACATCATCATCTAAAGTCCACGTTGTGAACTTCAGTTCCTACACCACACCTGTTGTAAAAGAGGTGCAAGGGAAGGACTATGTAGAATACGGAGATAACAACGACTACTTCGGCTACCTAATTGACCGCTACAACGGCTCACCTACCAATAATGCTATCCTCAATTCTTTGATGGATATGACCTTCGGCAAGGGACTGGATGCATCGGACTCTGCCAAGAAGCCGAGCGAGTACGCAGCGATGCGTGGCCTGTTCACCAAGTCCTGCTTGCAGAAGGTCGTAGCTGATTATGTGATGATGGGGCAATGCTCCTTTCAGGTCGTGTACTCACAAGACCACAATACCATCGTAGAGGTGCAGCACATCCCCGTAGAGACGCTGAGAGCCGCAAGGTGCAACGAAGATGGTGAGATTGAAGCGTACTACTACGCAAAGGATTGGACAGACGTAAAAGGCAGAAAAGAAACTGCGGTACGCATCCCTGCGTTTGGCACAAGCAAAGAGGGATTAGAGATTCTGTACATCAAGCCATACCGAGCAGGATTCTACTACTACTCCCCCGTTGACTATCAAGGTGGCCTGCCCTATGCAGAACTTGAGGAGGAGATTGCCAACTACCACATCAACAACATTCAGAACGGCCTATCGCCTTCTATGCTTATCAACTTCAACAACGGAGTGCCGAGTGAGGAGGAGCGCAGGAGCATTGAGCAGCAGATTGCAACGAAGTTTAGCGGTAGTTCAAACTCTGGCAAGTTTATTCTTGCGTTCAACGATAACAAAGACCTTGCAGCAACGGTTGACCCTGTGCAGTTGTCGGATGCTGCGGAGCAGTACCAGTTCTTGAGTGCTGAAGCCACGCAGAAGATAATGGTTTCGCATCGTATCGTAAGCCCTATGCTTTTAGGTATCAAGGACAATTCAGGACTTGGCAACAACGCAGAGGAACTGAAGACCGCTTCTACGCTTTTGGATAACCTTGTAATCCGCCCCAAGCAGGAGATTATCATTGACGGCATAGATATGATTCTTGCGTACAACGACATCAGCCTCAACTTATACTTTAAGACCCTTCAGCCTTTAGAGTTCACCGAAGACGTAGTTACGCCTATGGATATGGAGACCCGTGAGGAGGAGACTGGTGTGAAACTTGCCAAGCAAGACAACCGCCCCTTCCTGCGTGATGAGCTTGCGGCAGAGTTGCTGCTGAACATTGAGAGTCTTGGCGAAAGCGAAGAGGAGTTGATGCAGGACTTTGACCTAATCACGGCTGACATCGTTGAGGATGAAGGAGCAGAATACGATGTAGAGGCATACCTCAACTCACGCACCGACCTTGCAGCACAACAGGAGAGCGAGCAAGATACGGAGCGATATAAGGTGCGCTACTTCTATGCAGTAGGTTCTAAAAAAGACCCAAAGGGTGAAAGCCGTTTGCTATGCCGCACGTTAATAGGTGCCAAAAGAGTTTACCGCAAGGAGGATGTAGAGGCATTGAGTTCAAAAGGTGGCGCAGAAGCACAGGGTGAAAGGTATAGCGTATGGCTTTACAAGGGCGGTGCTAACTGCCACCATCGTTGGGAGCGTAGAATCTACCGCAAGAAGCTAACTAAAGAGGGCAAGATTTACGGAGGTGGCTCTTTGAACGGCACGGATATTATCAACGTGAACCAAGCCATTCGTATGGGATTCCGCCCTGAGAAGAATGACCCGATGGTCGCTATCGCCCCTATTGAAACACCAACAAGAGGATATAAAAATTAAGATATGGCAACGGCATTATTTATTAAAAGAGAGGACTTGGTTCGCAACACCGCGATTGGCGGTAACGTGGACACGGACAAGTTCATCCAGTTCATCAAGATTGCGCAGGAGATACACATCCAAAACTACACAGGCACAAAGTTGTATGACAAGATAAGCGATGACATCATCGCCAATACTCTTGCCAATCCCTACCTCGCTCTTGTAAACGACTACATTCAGCCGATGCTTATCCATTGGGCAATGGTGGAGTACTTGCCTTTTGCTGCTTATACCATCGGCAACGGTGGGGTGTTTAAGCACAACTCCGAGAATAGCACTACCGCTGAAAAGATTGAGGTGGACTATTTGGTAGGCAAGGCTCGTGACTTGGCGCAGTACTACACCGACAGGTTCATCACATATATGAGCTACAACCAAGCATCATTCCCTCAATATAATTCAAACAACAATGCAGATGTCTACCCCGACACCGATGCGAACTTTGCGAGCTGGGTTCTCTAAAAAGACCTACGAGCCGAAGAAGAGCAATATCATAAAGTTAAAGAGTTATTTAAAAGACAATGGCAAATAATATCAACTGGGGTGAAGTATATTGCTCATCCTACTTTGGCGATGAGGATTACAACACACGCACCTTAACGGGTGATGGTGTGCCTGCTTGCTTTGATAATGCCTTCACTTATGCTGAGAAGTATTCTGCTCGTGTTGTGGCAGACGGTGGAACGGTAGAGGCCTTTGCCTGCTTGGTGGATGCAATTGACAGACTAAACTACAACTGATTATGAGCGATTTTGATGACGCAAGTCTTGTACTGATTCCTTCGGGCTACAAGAATGGCAAGGTGTATTCTGTCAAGCCGACCGATGGTACGGGGGACTTAACCTTTACCCGTGCCTCAAGCGCCACCCGAGTACAAAGTGACGGCCTAATTGAAAAGGTGCGGACTAATCTTGTTTTACGTAGCGAGGAGTTTGATAATGCTTCGTGGAATAAAGTAGCTACAACAGTAACGGCAAACGCTGAAATTAGCCCCGATGGTACTCAAGATGCCGAAACGATGACCGTTTCAATTTCTGATTCAAGGGTAGATCAAACTATGTCATTGGGTGCTGGAACCTATACCTTTAGTGTTTACGTCAAAATTATAAGCCAAACAACGGCAGGCTCAATGCGATTGCAAGGTTTTGTAGATGCTGCAAACGTATCGGTAAACTTTACCCCGACAACAGAATGGCAAAGGTTCACGGCAACTTACACGGCTGCAGCAACATTAACGAGTGTTAGAGTTAGGGGGCAGTCTTTTGTTGGTACACTTGCAGTTTGGGGTGCCCAGTTGGAGGTTTCCGACTTCGGAGCAACAGACTACATCCCCACCACCACCGCAGCGGTAAGCGTTGGCCCCGTTAGCGGTTTACCCCGTTTGGACTACCTAAATAGCACTTGCGGAAAATTGATTCTGGAGCCGCAGCGGACTAATTCGGTTCTATTTTCGGAGCAGCTAAATGCCGCTAACTGGTCTGCATCAACTACAACGGTAACGGCTAATGCTGAAATAAGCCCAGATGGCTATCAGAATGCAGACGTACTTGCTATGAGCGCATCGCAAAGCCGAGTTTCACAAGTATTGTCTTTAGGAGCTGGCACTTATTCAGTTTCGGTATACGCCAAAGCAATTAGCGGAAGCGGTACGGCTCGGATTCTTGCGATAATTGATGGCGTTTCTACCGACTTTAATTTCACGCCTACTACTTCTTGGGCTCGTTATTCGTTTACATTTACCGCAGCGACATCGGTCACGGCAGTACAACTGCGTGCGCAAACTTTTATCGGCAATTTATCATTTTGGGGCTGCCAGTTGGAACTTGGAGCCTACGCCACGTCGTACATCCGCACGCTTGGGGCATCAGTTACAAGGGTAGTGGATGCTGCTTCAAAGACGGGCATAAGCTCTTTGATTGGGCAGACGGAGGGGACTGTGTTTTTGGAGGTTGACTATTCAACTTTAAGCGGACTTAATATGTTTCTAAGCATACGCCCAAATGCCTCAAACAAAGTAGAGGTTTACAGAGATGGTGCTATCATTTATGGAGAGATTCAAGCAAGTACTTCATTTGGTATTTCTGCGTCAAAAGCCGTAGGAACTCACAAAATAGCATTCGCATACAAGAGCGGCAGTTCAGCATTATATATTGACGGAACTTTAGCAGGACAAAGTACTACCGCATTTACATTTAGTGCAACTTTAGCAGATTTATTTTTAAATCAAAGAAACGCTAATTTATTTGTAGAAGCCGCAAACTATAAGCAAGCCCTACTATTCAAGACCCGTTTAACAAACGCTCAACTGGCAGAACTTACCGCATTATGAAATTCTTAAAATACGAGTTCACGCCTACCCAATGGGCTACGGCAAAAGCAAAGATTGAGTTAACGGTTACCGAAGGCGAAACTTACACATATTGGAATCCAGAACTCGTTACTGCGGTAGTAGAACTCGGGCATCTATGCACCGCAAAGGATGCCGAAGGCCAATGCATCACGACCTCACCAATGTACGCAGTTGACATCCTATGGGCTGCGGAGCCTCTCGTTGAGGACTTTGCTGCTTATGTGGTATGGCCTGCCCCTTGTGGCATCCACGTCTTTGCAGGATGGGAAGCAGCATACGAATCAGAATACTGCGTTGCTAACCCCGATGCTTTTTATTGCCAAGAATCAAATAATAATTAAATATGGGAACAACATTAACGGGAAGAACCCCACAGGACACCTATGATTCTTTACTGAAGACAACTGATAATAGTCCCATAACTTCTTCGGAGAAGGTTGTTACTGATGGCTTGGGCAATGAGTCAGGATTAACTCTAAGCACCGCAGGAATTGGAGTCACTAAAAAAATTAAGGATGAAACTTCTGCCGCAGGCGTTCTCGGTCAAGTTTTAACTCCTACGGCAACAGGTGTTGTTTGGAAAGACTTGGAAGAAACAAGCAAGTTTCGTACTCTTGGCGGTGTAATCAGAAACACGGCTGGCACTTGGGCGTTCATAAATGATGCCGACCACGAGCCGCTAAATTTAATCTCAGTAAGTCAACCAAATGCTACAACTGTTCGTGTAACCTATGACAAGACTTATACTAAAGTAATCAATTTTTTAACAACGCCTGATGAAGGATATGCTTCAAATGGTATTTTTATGGGCGCAAGTGTTGGATTGCAGTATGCCGACATTCAACTATATCAATCAAGAACAATCAGCGGATATATTGTCTATAATGGTTCAGCTTGGACAGTAGTTGGAGATGCGTTCACAAATTTCTCTTACTCAAGTGGTGTTTTGACTTTTGACCACCCACGCTTATACGCTGATGCACAATACGCAGTTTCTGCTACACCGAGAAACGGAAGTGCATACAACTACTATGCAGGTTCTCAAGGCGAAACAAGTGCGCAGATTTATATGTATAATCCTGACGGAACTGCTTACACAGGTGCAGTTAATACGAATATGAAATTCTTTTTTGGAAAAGGAGCTTCAGGTGTTTTAACAAACACGCAATCTGCAATAGGAGGTTCCAACATTTGGATTAGTGGTTTAATGCTTGACACATTGTAAAGATGACAAAGGAGTCAGCAGATAGCGTAGTTACCTCGTGGTCTTTAACAGGCACAGGGCTGCTTGTATCGTACGTTCACCAAGCCTTTGGTCTTGCAGTACTTGTTGCCTCATTGGGATATACCTTATGGAAGTGGCGCAGGGATTATCTCAAGGACAAGGATGCTCATTGAGCGCATCTTCGGTAACCCGAAGACTACTCTACTTGGGCTGATAATCATCGGCCTTTGTTTTGTGCTTGTGTTTTACGAGAAGGCAACGCTCACGGAGGTGAGTGCTTTTATGATGGGTGCATTTGCACTTTTCTTTTTTAAAGATGGTAACGATGGCAAAGCAACAGGCGGTAAGCCAACGAATAAGTAAGAGCAAGAAGCGAGGCAAGCACTCCAAGAGTGCGTCTGCCAACAAAGCGAGTAAGAACTACTCCAAGCCCTACAAGAGTCAAGGGCGTTAAAATGTGCATTAAGTGGCACTTTACCTGTTAATGTACGTTTTAATGTACATTATGACTACAAATTGTGCAATTAAAGGTACATTAAGCACTATGCAAAAAGTGCAAAGTGTAAAGTCAAATGCGCATAATGTGTAAAATGTCCAACTTTTGATATTAAAAATGTGACCAAGAACTTTACCCTCCAAGAGCTGACTGCTACAAAAACAGGGCTTCCTAACGCTTTACCCAAGCATTTAGAACCCAACCTTCGTGCGCTTGCAGAAAACGTCTTACAACCCACGAGAGATGCCTTAGGTGCGGTGAAAGTGACAAGTGCATACCGCAGCCCTGCGGTGAATAGCAAAGTAGGGGGAGCGAAGACCTCGCAGCACGTTCAAGCGCAGGCTGCCGACCTCAAGTGCGAAGCAGGCAACGATGTGTTGTTCCATTGGATAAAGGACAATTTAGACTTTGACCAACTGATTTGGGAATTTGGCTCTGATACTGCGCCATCGTGGGTTCACGTTAGTTACTCAAGTACCAAGAACCGAAAACAAATCCTAAAAGCAGTAAAGCACAATGGCAAAACTAAATACCTCCTCTTTTGATGAATGGCTTGACTCCCTCGAAACTAAACCCCAACCGACTTGCAATGTTGACAATCCTGCTGACTGCGACTCTTGCGGCTCTTAGCAGTTGCGCTTCTGTGAAACCCGTCCTACAGAGTGTAGTTGTAAGGGATACGGTAATTGTCACCAAGACAAAGTACCTGACCGACACTCTGGAACTTTACAAGGACACGACCATCTACCAAGACAAGGTAAGGCTTCAGCTCCAGTACATAGACCGAAAGGTGTACGTTGAGGCTACGTGCTTGCCCGATACCATCCGAGTCACACAGACCAAGATTTTAACGAAGGAGAAGAAGCAGAGGGGATGGACTTTTGAAGGTGCCGCAGTTATGCTTGGCTTTATCCTTGTCGCTGCGTACTTCATCAAGAAGTGGATAGATAAGCTCGTAGAGTAGGTTTATTTGGCTTCTGCTGCACTTAAATACTAAAATGGTATAAGTGTATGCCTTGAGGTATTTGGATGCGTTACAACGCAACTTCTTTCTTTTTCTTTATTAAGTTTCTTTTTCTTTAAGTTGTTTGGTTAAGTTAAGAGTTGACTAACTGCTAACTAATATCAACTTGAAAGTTGATTAAGTTAAGTAACTAATCAAGTTAACTATTCAACTTTGATAAAAAACAAAATAAAA